CCTCCAGCAGCCCCACCATAAAGAACATCCTTTTCTGATGCAGCTAAAAAATCTTTTTGCGGGCCTTCATTGGGCATAAACTCAACATAAGACCCTGTTTCATCTAAATGTTTTTGTATTACATCTGGTAATTCTTTACTTTCAGTTTCTGTAATAACATTAGATGTTAATGCTTTTTTACTTTTATTAAATGCTTTTTCCGCTTTTTTTAAATTTCTGCGCAACTTTGTTACTTTTGCATTCTTTTTCTTTAGCTTTCGTTGTGCATGAAGAGCAGCTTTAATATCTGATAACTCAGAATTTTTAGGTCTTCCCCTTACTTTCTGCGGAGATCCGTCTTTCTTTAGTATATAGTTCCCTTGAGCATCTGTCAAGTATTTTTCAGGATTTTTTTCCCAGTCTTCCATATACCTTATCTACATATTTTTTTAGACCAACCCTGGAAAGGCTTCTACCAGTTTCCGCTTCCAACCAATCAACGCCTATTCCAAGACTTATCTCACCTTCGTTGACAGATTCTGATACTTCTTTTAACATACTGAGTTCTTCAGGTATTGGTTTAAGATAGCCTTTTATCATAGACAATTCATAACCAAAAGGAATAGTCGAAGTAGCTCTTTTTATATAATTTTCAGGAATCAGCATACTTGTTTTATTTTTTATCATTAAAATTCCGCAACTGCTTTAGATCTTCTTGATACTTTAAACGCTCTTTATGTTGTTTAAACTTTTTAAGTTGATAGCGTTGTGCTTGTTTTTTAAAAAACCCATCCCTGTTATTACGTGTCACAGCCAAGAAGAAAACTTTTCTTTTATCTCTGCATATAAATCAGGTTTCAACCGTCTTATAGCAAGAATAACTACAACAGCTACAATTACTACACCTATTAGAAAGTCCATATATTAATCCTCGTCAATTTCAGTATAATGCCCTTCAGTTATTTCAATAGGAGCTTTATCTGGCATTAAAAAGATACCGCCAC